GGATACATAATACGGGAGATAGCTAAGTCTATGATGCTAGATCCAAACAAAGTTACAAACACGCCAGAAGAAATGTTGAGGCAAACATACTTGATGCAACAACAACAACAGCAACAAGGGCCACAACAACCACCACAGGGCGAGATGGATATGACAGGGGCAGGTAATGCTAACATAGGTGTAGGTGGAGTACCAGTACCAGGAGAACCACAGTTTGCAGGTAATCAACCACAAGCACCCCAACAGCAACAAATGCAAGAGCCACCACCTGACGCTGGATTACCTCCAGGATTATTACAGTAATGGAGTACAAAAAATTACGGGATATAGTTACGCATCCCCGATATGAAGAATTAGAAAAGCATATAAGTTACATGAGAGAAAGGGCTGTTGCTAATCTTACATACGCAGATGCTGTCGTTGAAATACACAGGTATCAGGGCCAGATATCTATATTAGATCAGTTACTGAAGCTAAAGGCCAATGTTATAAATGATGGGAAAAAATAACATGATGAACGAAGAACCAGAGAACGAAGTACCGTTTGGCTCTTTAGAAGAAGAAGTAGCTGACGATATACCTGTTATGTTATCAGAGGGTGAATACGTAATACCTGCTGACGTTGTGCGATACTGGGGCCTGAAACATCTTGAAGAGATGCGTATGATGGCAAAGTGTGGTCTTATGTCTATGCAACAGGACGGTAGATTACATATGGTAGATGAAGAGGGTAAACCTGTTGAGACAGAAGCGCAAACTAAACCACAGATAGAAGTTGTAGAAATAGATATACAGGCAATGCAAGATGATATGTCCAAAGATGAAGAAGATGATGATGAAGAAGAAGATGACATGGACAAACAGATGGAAATGTTTGACGATGTAGATTTTGATGGCAAGGATGAAGAAGACATATTAATGTTAAACGGTGGTGGAGATGTATCAGGTGATAATGGTACAGCAGATGGTCAAGGCGATGAGGTAGATGATGAAGATGAAGATGTTGGAACAGGGAGAGCAGGAACAGGTGGAATTAACGATCCTACAGGTGGAGTGGGTACGGGGCAAGATCTGGGGGTAGACCCTTTTGGAGGAGTAACAGGAATAGGGCCACAAGGAGTAAGCACTCCTACTGAAGTGGCAGAGGCTACTATAGCAGCAGTTGAAAAACCAACAGAGTATTCTGCGCTTTATGATAAAGCAACAAAAGATATGTCACGGGCAGAATTAGCTCAAGCTAGAACTTATGGGCTATTAAATAATGAAAGAAGTTTGCAAGAACTCGCAGCAACCCCAGATAAGGTTGGATTTGTGGATGCAGTAGCAAACGCCAGACACGCACAAGATCCTACATCAGCACAATTAGATCTTAACGCCCTTACAGAAAAAGGTTTCCAAACAGAAAATCCAGGAGTTGTAGGAGTAACTAACGCATTAGCAGCTACATTATCGTCCATAAATCCAGCATTTGCATCAGTATTAGCAGCAGGAAATGTTATAAATGCAGCTACAGGAAGAGAAACATTAGCTGGTTTTGGTGTGCCATCCATGATAAGTGAAGTGTTTGGATTAGGACAAACTTCAATAGCACAAGCCATAGGAGATCAACTATCTGGACTTGCACAAGATGTAGTTGATTTTTCTGAAACAGTTCCTGGTAATATAGAAGAAACAATAGACTCAGGTGTAGAAGCAGGAAAAGATGTAGGTAGTTCTGATGAAGATCAACTGAAGAGACAAACAAAATTACCTGATATGAGAGAACTTCTCAGTCTTACTGCACAAATAGAGGGCATAGATAAGAAAATACCAATTAGGAATAGTTTAGTGTCACAAGCAATAAATAATAGTAAGGCAACACAACCAGCAACTACGTGACATTAATTACTACGGGCTACCCGATACCCCTTTCAAGGTGAAAGGCTACTTGAGGCCCCTGATGCTAGGAGAATACTAATGGCAATCGAAGAACAAATTGAAGATACGTCCAACATTAAAGGACACGTTGTAAATACCAAAAAGAGATACAAAAGAGACATAGACGAAGAGGCAGAGCTAAAAGATCTGATAGCTCAACGAAATGCCTTAACGCAAGAACAGGAAGAGATAAAAGCAGATGAGGAAGAAAATGAAACCTTAGACGCTGAAGAACTTACGTTCAAAAAAAGGTATGGTGATCTACGTAGACACAATCAACGTGTGCAAGACGAACACAAGAAGCAGATTAAAAAGTTGCAGTCTCAAATAAATGATTTAACTAAAAAGTCTGTTAATTTACCTAAGTCAGAAACAGAGATAGCAGAGTGGTCTAAAAAATATCCAGACGTTGCAAAGATGATGGAGTCTATTGCAATTAAGAAGTCTGGCGAAATGTCAGATGATCTGCAAAAAGAAATGAAAGAGCTACAGGAAATGCGTAAGAATGTAGTTCGTGAAAAAGCAGAGTCTGAACTAAAGACATTTCACCCTGACTACGATCAAATACGTAAAGACCCTGCATTCCATGAGTGGGCATCAGTGCAACCTAAATGGGTGCAAGAAGCTCTTTATGAAAATGATACAGACGCTTACGGTTGCGCGAAAGCAATTACGCTTTACAAAGCAGAAAGAAAAGCAACGAAAAAAACTGCTACACCTACAAATGCAGCAGATAACGTAGCTGTAAAGGGTACGCCCAAAGCAGACACTGGTGCAAATAAAAAAGGTGGGTTCAGAGAGTCTGATGTTCAAAAAATGACAGGCAGAGAGTATGAAGCAAATGAAGAAGCAATTACGGCATCAATACGTAATGGAACCTTTATTTACGACATTTCTGGCGCAGCAATGTAATTAAGTGTTGACAAAACAATTTAATTAAATATAACTATATATCACTTGCATGATATGCCCCTGTCTAGGACAGCTACGCATATAAAAATGCAAAATCATATATATTTATAATAAAAGAAGTAGGTTGGCTACCATTTTACTAGTTGGCCCCTCGCGGTTACGAGGTCACCCACATATAGAAAATGCCCTGTACTTACGTGATATAAGCTATAACGGAGGAATCAATGGCTTTCAAAACAGCTGCTGGTTACGGAAACCTCCCGAATGGTAACTTTTCACCTGTAATTTACAGTAAAAAAGTTCAGTCGGCTTTTCGTAAAACTAGCATTGTAGAAGATATCACCAACAGTGATTACTTTGGTGAGATCGCAAACTTCGGTGATACAGTGCGTATCATCAAAGAGCCTGAAATTACCGTTAAAGAGTATGCCCGTGGAACTCAAGTAACTCCACAGGATCTCGATGACGAAGATTTCACGCTCGTTGTGGACAAAGCAAACTACTTTGCTTTTAAAATAGATGACATCGAAGAAGCACATTCTCATGTGAACTTTGAGTCAATGGCAAGTGACCGCGCAGGTTATCGCCTAAGAGATCAGTTTGACCAAGAGGTACTAGGTTATCTCTCTGGCTTCAAACAATCTGCGTTAAACGCTGTTGCAAGTACAGCAAACGATGTTAAGTCAGGTACAGATCCAATCGGTACAGTGGGATCAGATGGACTACTATCATCCATGTTAATTTCCAGAGCAAGTTTTGTTTCTGGTGGTTCTACTGGAGATTCCATCGCTACTCACCCAGACGGATCTACTGGTGAAGCAACTCCTTTGGAAGTGCTAAACCGTATGGCTCGTTTGCTTGACCAGCAAAATGTAGACCGTGATGGTCGTTGGGTTGTTGTTGACCCAATCTTTGCTGAACAGCTAAATGACGAAAACTCTAAACTCCTAAACAATGACTTCGCTGGTGGTCAAAATGCAAATGACCTCCTAAGAAATGGCAGAATCATTTCTGGATTGATTCGTGGGTTCAGAGTTTATATGTCAAACAACCTACCTTCAGTAGGAACTGGTGCTGGTACAATCGACACTAACGGTTCAAGTTCGCACTTTGGTGTTATTGTTGCAGGACACGACTCTGCTGTAGCTACTGCTTCGCAAGTAGAAAAAGTAGAAACATATCGTGACAACGACAGCTTCGCTGACATTGTTCGTGGTATGCATTTGTATGGACGCAAGATTCTTCGCCATGAAGCTCTTGTTCGTGCCAAGTACAACATCGCAGGTTAAGGAGGATAAATCATGGCAACATATGATATGACTAGCTCCGATACAGTTGGTGTTGGTGCTAACAGCATTGCAGCTTTACCGTCAAAATTTGATAGCCACGTAGCATACACTATCGAGGCTACCTTAGACATTGATGATATGGTTCTAAAAGGATATTCTGGAGTAGATGGAGACATCTTTCAACTTCTAGAAATTCCAGCAGGAGTCCTAGTTATCAACGCTGGTGCAGAAGTTATGAAGGCTTTCAATACTTCTGTAACGGCTGACATAGACTTTGCAGCAGGGGATGACATTGTTGATGGTGCAGACGTAACGTCAACAGGTTTCTGTGCAGCAGGATCTAACGGTCAAACCAATGTTATTGGCACTGGTTCAGCTTCAACTTATACTCAATTTATGGCTTCTACAGACACGATTGATGTTAAGTTGGCAGGAGCAGCACCAACAACAGGCAGACTTAGAGTTTACGCTGTTCTCGTTGATTGCAACGAACAGGGCGCGGAACCCGCAGCTGCCGCTAGGGATGCTCTAGCTTAATTGATTTGGGGGTAGTTCATTAGTTTGGGCTACCCCTTTATCTTAATTTTGGACATAATATGGCTACAACTTTTATTACATTAGTTAATGATACGTTGAGGCGGTTGAATGAAGTGGAGCTTACTTCCACAGACTTTCCAACCGCCACTGGTTTTAGGGCATTAGTAAAAGATGCAGTCAATGCGTCTTTGCAAGAGATATCACAAAAAGAATTTGAGTTTCCGTTTAATCATACTACAGGCACTCTTACGCTTGTAGCAGGTACATCTCAATATACTTTGGCAACTGATTTAAAAGTAGCAGATTGGGATAGCTTTAGAATAAATTACGACTCTACTAATAATTTTTCTGCTAGGGTATTGAAGCTACTAAACTACGACTCGTATAATAGACGATACTTTGAAAGAGATAGTGAAGCTGAAGCAGGTGATAGGGATCAACCTATCTATGTATACAGAACACTAGATACTAAAGCAGGATTTACCCCTATACCTGACGCAGCTTATAGTGTAAGCTACGATTACTTTGCATATGCAACAGATTTATCTGCATCTACAGATACAATGACCGTACCAGATGCATTTAAACACGTTGTATTAGACGGTGCGCTATATCACTGTTTTATATTTAGAGACAACTCTCAACAGGCAGGAATAGCGAAGGCAAAGTTTGATGAAGGTATAGAAAGAATGCGTACTCTTCTTATAAATAGATTTGTAGATGTAAGAGATACTCGCGTCAACCGTCTACTGAATGTTCCACATGGTAATGCGTAATGGTGGATGCGCTACGAGATGTAACCGTAAGTAGTAGAGGTGGCCTATATACTAACGAGGACGCACTTACATTAGCTACTACTTTCCCTGGCTCTGCATTACGTATGTTGAACATGGAGATATCTCAGTTTGGTGGATACAGAAGAATTAACGGGTATACATCTTTTGACTCTAGCTATGGAACAATCCCAGGAGTAGGGCCTGTCATAGGCTTGTTCATATTAGAAGATACACCCTACGCCATACGAAGAAATGATGGAGATTTTACAGGATCTTTAGGGGCTAACCCATTTACAACTAGTAGTGGTAGTTCAACAATCACTGTATCCCACACTGGTCACGGTCTAGCAGTAAGCGACAGAGTTATATTTTCAGGTTCTGCTGCTGTAAACGGCATAACGCCAAACGATGTAGAGATGACGGTTGCTTCTGTTGTTGATGCTAATAGTTATACAGTTGCATTTACATCTAACGCTAGTGGTTCAGGTAGTGGCGGTGGTAGCTCAGTAACATTTAAATACTTTGACGTATCAGAAGCAAAAACATTTTCTTTAGGATCAAATCCTATAACCACTACAGATGGAAGCGCAATAATAACTGTTGCCCACACTGCACACGGTTTATCTGTAGGTAACTTTGTAACTTTATCTGGCATATCATCAGTCGGAGGTATAGCACCAAACGATGTAGAGATGACAGTTGCAACAGTGCCAAATGCAAATCAATATACCCTTACTTTTACTTCAGCTGCAACCAGTAGTGCAACAGGTGGGGGTAGCTCTGTAACGGCAAAATATAGTCAGTACTATACAATATTTAAATATACTACGGGTGGTTGGACAAGAGT